CCGTATTGTAGTACGCATGTGGGATAGTATTCTCACCAGCGTACTCGGGATCAGCTGGCTCATCCTCTGAGGTGGGTGCGTTGTACCAGGCCTTACCAACCTTGCCGGTAGTCACTGAGATGCTGTTGGTCGTTAAGCTAGGGCTACCAAGAACGAGTCCCACCGCAGTCGTCCCTGACTGACCCCCAACCATCAGATTGTAATAACCGTTCTTGCGCAAGGTCAAAACGTTCGACACCAGTGTGACGGCAACGCCGTCAATACCAACATCCCCTGCCAAAGTGTAAGTCGGTGGCATGGGATTATAGCTCGTTGTCGCTACGGGCGTAGTGTTCCCACCCAAATAGCGCAGAAACTGCGGACCAGCGTTGGGTCCGACCTTGACGGTGCCATCGGGTCTGCTCACGATCGTCTTACCGAGCGTATAAATGCCGCCGATAATTGGCTTCATTAGCTCAATATCGTAAGACACCCAGAGTTCGCCGAGCGTTGAAGCCGCAGCTCCGGGCAAACCCGCCGTCGCGACCTGGAACCTACCGTAGTCGTAAAACCTGCGGTCACTCACCTCACCCGTCTCATAAGCCGGATCCCTGATATACAAAACGTCGAAACCAGATACCTTAGGGTCGCATTCAATTGCGTGTACCAAACTCATAGATGGCTTGGTAGAGACAGCGAATTCCGTGTTCTCCAACTCGATCTTGTTCGCAAAAACGCGGTCGATGGCGTTGTAGTTAGTGGCCATCATCACCGTGCCAAGAGGTCCGGATGCAGCGTAATCACTGCTCATTGTCTTATACGCGAACACCATCCCATGTATCTTGTACTGAGAATACTGGCGCGCCATCTGACCCAACCAAGGAAACAAATCCCGATTTCCTGGGTTGATGACGAAGTCCTGCAGATCAAACAAACTACCATCGCCTGGCACAACTATGTCCTTAATGAACTCACGGTGCTTGACCCGCACGCTGTGCTCATTCTTCACAAACTGGGGCACCATGTCCATCGAGGTCGACACCTTTGACAGGCTGTTGGTATTCACCGTGTAGTTACCATACCCGGAGATCGCAGCCATACCCCTGCCAGCCAGCCTGCCCACTGCTGCCCCGACGCCTCCACCAAACCTACGCCCAGTCTGCGCGCCTTTTGTGGCGAAAGTGCCCCGCGGTATAGACCTGAGGGCCCTGTCCAATTTCGCAAACACACCGTCCCTGGTGTCCTTCCCTGGCCTTGAAACGCTGTAATCGCCACGCCCACGAACAACTCTGAGGCCACCGCCCTTCTTCCTCTTCGACTGTCCCTGCTTGCGTCCAGACTTCCTGCCTGCCATAAACCCTTATTTAACGTTTCGGTTTTAAAACCGACCATCCCACCCTCCAACGTCCTAAAATACTAAAATACAACCCTTTCACCTTCTCAGGCTACCTGCACGCTTACGCGGTTGGGGTGTTAGTGGCCTCCACCTAAGTGCTCGCCTTGTGGCCGTTCTCTTGAAACGCCTAATTGTCGCGAAGAACCGCAGAAATCAACAGGGGGTTTTCAAACTCCACCCTGCCGGAACGATCGAACTCATCCCAGACCTCCTTCATCGCTGCAATGAAATCCTCCCTGCTAGCTCCATAGCGCACCTGCAACATCACCTGCTCACTCTGAAGGCAGACGGTTGGGCCCATATCATCTGCCATATATTCCGTGTATCTACGAGTGCCAAGGTCGTGCTCACCCATCTCGGCGAGTCTGCCCGCGCCAGCGTGTGCGTACGCCCTGTCCGCCCAATACATCAAAACGCTCGAATGCTTCGCCTCCGCGCGCAAACTCAACGCCTTGCTGCGCAGCATCACGTCAGCCTTGTGCCCAGGGGTGCACAGGCCAAAGCGTGCTATCACGCGCCCTATCTTCCCTACTGCCACCCAGCTGCCGTCCACGGCCCTCACTGGCACGGCCGAGCAAAACTCCAAATTGTGGTAGTTGATCTCGTCACCCGCCTCCACCCCCGCCTCGTCGATGAACTCGTAGGAAATGGCGACGCCTGCTGCGACGCGGTGGAGGCTTTTCGCAAAAGGTGCCACGCCGTCCACCAGAGCACCTGACATATCCCCACCTGTGAGTATTGCCACCACGGCAATCGGGAAATTCGACACGCAATTCTTTTGTATCGTGTCATTATCCCCCGAACCAGTATTGCCGTCGCAGCTGTAACTTATGCCCATGGTGGTACGCCCTTCCCTATCCAAG